ATGCAATGGGGTACAGAAACAGAACCACTAGCAAGGGCGGCGTATGAAGCAAAAATGGACGTTTTGGTTGATGAAGTTGGATTCATCGATCACCCAAGTATTGTCAATAGCGGGGCTTCTCCTGATGGACTTGTGGGTATTGACGGACTTATTGAAATAAAGTGTCCCAATACATCGACACATATTGACACATTACTCAGTCAAACAGTACCTAAAAAGTATGCGGATCAAATTTTCTGGCAGATGGCTTGCACTAATCGTGATTGGTGTGACTTTGTATCTTACGACCCACGCCTCCCTCCAGACTTACAGCTATTTATTAAGCGTATTCCTAGAGACGATAAATACATTAAGCTCTTGGAAGCCGAAGTCATAGAGTTTTTGACCGAAACGGCGCACAAAGTGGCCCAATTACTTAACTTGAAAGCATGAAATGAGCAGAACCATTAAAGAAATCACCATTGTTAGCGGCAAATACACCAACAAGGAAGGTCAAGAAAAGTCACGTTATCAGCGCATCGGCTCTATGATTGAAACCAAGAACGGCCCAATGCTTAAGATTGACAGCATTCCAGTAGTTGACGGCGGCTGGAGTGGTTGGGCTTACTTGAACGACCCTAAACCGCAAGATGGTTTTAAACAATCAAGCAAATCATTTGACGAAGACGTGCCTTTCTGATATGATGTTTGAACCATTAACCTAAAGGAAATTAAAATGGGATACTACGGTAAAGAAAAAGCACCTAAAGGTGTTACCGCTTCTGATCGCTCTGGCGAGAAGATGGGTAGTGAAAAAGGCCCAAACAGCACCAAGTTTATGGCTGGTGCTTCTGGTGAAAAAATGCCCAAGGGCGTAAATGCTTCTGATACGTCTGGCGAACGCAAAGCTAAACTGGTCGGCGGCGTTGCTATGGGCAAGGCTGACAGCATTGGCGACCGTGTTGACGGTCACATGGGCAAAAACGATGGTCGTTTAGGTGAAATGAAGGGCGGTAGCCGTGAACATATCGCCTACGCTCACGAACGCAAAGAATATAAGTGAAATAGCGAAAGCCCCAAAGGTGTGATGACCAAAGGGGCTTTCTAACCAGAACAAGGATAGTTGTTATGGCTAAAACAGATTCTAAAGAAGTTTGCGAAAACTGCAAATTTTGGGAATACACGGGTCACGCTGGCGAGTGTCATCGTTACCCAACCGCAATCGTGAAGTACCAGACTCATTGGTGCGGTGAATTTATCTCCTTGTCGGATTGCACCGACTTATCTCCCACTACGGTGGGGGACTTTTTATCTCTGCCCGTTGTTGACGTTATGACACCAGAAAAGAAAAAACCTGGTCGTCCTAAGAAGGAGCAACAATGAAGCTACAACCGCTCAAAGACAAGATCGTTGTCAAGCCAGAGCCACGCATCCAATCTGTATTGTGGGTAAAAACAGCCGAGGCTGATACCATTGGGACTGTGATCGCAGTTGGCCCAGGTCGCTGGCTGGATGATGGCACGTTCGAGGAAAACCCGCTAAAGGGTGGTGAGCGTGTTACTTTTGGCACATTGGCCAAAGACTACAAAGACGAATACTTGAAGTTTCAAGAATGGATAGAAGATGGTGAACGCTATCTTTTAATGTCGTGGCAAGACGTTTGTGGAGTAATGGATGCTGAAGAAATCAACTAGCCCAAAGGCTTTTAAAGAAAATATCAAAACAGAAGTAAAAGCAGGTAAGCCTGTTAAGCAAGCTGTGGCGATTAGCTATGCAGTCAAGCGTGAAGCTGAAAAAAAGAAAGGTAAAAAGTAATGTTTAATATCACACACACAGAAGCAGAAATTCGTGACATTATTCAAGCCTTGGAAGCTCGAATTTTCAGCCTTCAAAAGCATTTGCAAGCATTGTTGGCAGAAGCTAACGCTCAAGCTGTGGCATTGGCTAACCCCAAAGTAGAAGAACAAAAAGACGAAAACGCTGTAAACTGACTTAGTAAGGACTGTTAAGCCAGCATTTGAGGATGGTGACGCACAGAATTTTCTGGCTTTCTTCTGTGCCATGTTGAAGCCCAAATCAAGGTTCTTACAAAATATATGCAAATTATTGACCGCCCCATAGAGGAGTTGATTCCTTACGTTAACAACTCTCGCAAGCACTCTGATGAGCAAGTCGCCCAGATAGCGGCAAGCATCAAAGAGTTTGGCTGGACAAACCCTATCTTGGTAGATGGGGAAAACGGCATCATAGCGGGGCATGGCCGTTTAATGGCTGCCCGTAAGCTCAAGATGGACAAAGTGCCGACAATTGAGTTGGCACACCTTACTGATACGCAGCGCAAGGCGCTCATCATTGCCGACAATAAGTTGGCGTTGAACGCTGATTGGGACAATGAACTGCTGACTATTGAGCTCAACGAATTGTTAGCCGATGGTTTTGCTTTGGAAGTGCTTGGTTTTAACCCAGACGAATTAAGCGCCTTGCTTGAGCCGGAAGTGGTGGAAGGGCTGACAGACGAGGATGCCGTTCCAGAAGTGCCTGAAGAGCCTAAAACACGGCTTGGTGACATATATCAGCTAGGAAACCATCGATTGATGTGTGGGGATTCATGCAGTACAAATGATATGGAAAAGCTATGTGATGGACAGCTTGTGGATATGTGGCTAACAGACCCTCCATATAACGTAGCTTACGAAGGCGGCACAAAAGAAAAATTAACTATTAAAAACGACAGCATGGCCGACGATCAATTTCGTCAATTTTTACGAGATGCTTATGTCACGGCAGATCTTGTAATGAAACCAGGTGCTGTTTTTTATATTTGGCATGCTGATTCAGAAGGCTATAACTTTCGCGGTGCTGCTCAAGATGCTGGCTGGAAAGTTCGTCAATGTTTAATTTGGAAAAAATCCTCATTGGTAATGGGTCGTCAAGATTATCATTGGAGACATGAACCATGTTTATATGGTTGGAAAGAAGGCGCAAGTCATCTTTGGGCGGCTGACAGAAAACAAACAACTATTTTAGAGTTTGAAAAACCTAGTCGTAATGGTGATCATCCAACTATGAAGCCTGTTTCGTTATTTGAATATCAAATGCTTAATAACACTAAAGGCGGTGACATTGTTTTGGATTCATTTGGTGGTAGCGGAACAACTATGTTGGCAGCTGAAAAAAATGGTCGTTATGCCAGATTGATGGAATTAGACCCTAAATACTGCGATGTGATCGTAAAGCGTTGGGAAGATTTCACAGGTAAAAAAGCCGTTCTTTTGACACAAACTGAAGAAGTTGCATAAAATTTAAGTAAATTCCCCTTAATAAAATGAATCACACTCATGAGCCAACCGATCAATTGAGAAAACTCGTTGAATCAAGCAGCGGGTTAGGGCTTCCGCATGAGCAGATTGCTATTCTTGTTGGTATTGACGATAAGACATTGCGTAAGCATTACCGCCAAGAATTAGATATTGGCAAAGCTAAAGCCAACAGCCAGATTGCTAAGACGCTATATCAAAAGGCAACGGCTGGCGATACGACCAGTTTGATTTGGTGGACTAAAGCACAAATGCGCTGGTCTGAGACTGTTAAGAATGAAGTCACGGGCGCTGACGGTGAGCCATTGCAGGGCATCCAGGTTACTTTTATAAAGCCAGATGACTCCACAGTTTCAGAACGCTGAATTCCCTGTAAAGCTGGCTTTTCTATTCGAGCCATGCCGATACAAGGTTTGCTACGGCGGTCGGGGTGGTGCTAAGTCATGGGGAATTGCCAGAGCCTTGTTAATCTTGGCGGCTAAGAATCCGCTTCGCATCCTTTGCGCCCGTGAATACATGACCTCAATGAAAGATTCGGTTCACAAGCTGCTATGCGATCAAATCATGGCGCTTGGGTTGCTGGATTACTATGAAATCACCCAAAACTCGCTAAGAGCTAAAAACGGCTCTGAGTTTGCTTTTGTTGGCCTCAAAAACAACGTGGCTAACGTTAAGTCATACGAAGGCGTGGACATTTGTTGGGTAGAGGAAGCGCAGACTGTTAGCCAACGAAGCTGGAACACGCTAATCCCAACCATTCGTAAGGAAAAGTCTGAAATCTGGGTAAGTTTTAACCCTGAGTTGGAATCGGATGAAACTTACCAGCGGTTTGTGCTGAACCCGCCAGCTAATAGCAAGGTCGTTAAGATTAACTGGTCAGATAACCCTTGGTTTCCCGAAACGCTGAAGTTGGAAAAGGATTCTCTCAAAGCTCGGGATATTGAGGCGTATAACACGGTCTGGGAAGGTTTGTGCCGCCAGACGGTTGACGGGGCTATCTTTGCCCGTGAGATTCAAATGGCAGATTTAGAGGAGCGAATTACCCGTGTTCCCTATGACCCCACAAAACCCGTTCACGCCGTATTTGACCTTGGCTGGTCGGATGCAACGGCTA